AGAAAAGGCTTGGCCAGGTAGAATACTTTAAGAAGAAGGATAAAAGCCTTTTAAGGTATGATTAAAACGACAGGACTTACTAATATGGATTGCCTAATAGATGAAGTTATGAAACACGATGTTACAAAGGCTTCAAGGGATAAAGTTTTACTAGTAATAGAAGATTACCTTGAGGAATGCACTGAGTATTGGGTTGATGGAGTCCAGGCCGGGTATGCTCTGATATTCAATTTTAACGGGATCCGTAGCTTTGATGGCTACAAGATGATTAAGGGCTATACCTTAGCGGCCTACAGGATAGCTAAGGCTATGGTTGATAAGCATCCTGACGTGATGTTGGCCTTTACTGCGAATAATCACTCCGTAAGGAGATTAGGAGAAATGCTAGGGTTTAAAGAAACTTTAAGAATGGGTAATAAAATCAAAATGGAGAGGTCTTATGAATCTGCGCAGTAAAATCTTTAAATTCTTATTCGGGGAAGAAATCCTAAGGATGGCCGATGATTACCGGGAAGGTAAGGGTTTCGTTTGTTGTGAGCTTATCACGGCTTTGGTTCTATCTGCCGCTATCACTGCGGGAGCTACTACTTACACAGCTCACCGGGCAGAGAAAAAGGCAGCTCAGCGCCAATCAAGTTTGCTCCAATTTCAGGAGGAACAAGTAGTCAAGGCTGAAACGAAAGTGGCTGAGGCTGAGGCTCTAGCTGCTAAGAAGGCTACTGAAACGATAAAAAAGAGAAAGCGGTCAGCTACTCAGACAATATTTACTTCTCCTCTAGGTTTGCTTGATGAGTCTACTGTAGGGACAAAGTCTTTACTAGGAGGGGCGTAAGATGGCAGAAACACTAGCCCAAAGGCACATTAGGATATATGAAAGTATGAAGTCGGCTAGGGCTTCTCTTGAGTCCTACTGGCAAGATTTAGTCTATTATGCTCTACCCCGGAAGGCTTACATTACCAAAGAGAAGTATGAAGGTAGTAAGATCCCTACTGATATCTATGACTCTACAGCCATAGTCAGCCTAGCTTACTTCGCTGCTGGAATGCAAGCCTATATGTCTAGCCCCCAGACGAAGTGGTTCGCTCTCACCTTGCGTAACCAGAAACTCCTTGCCGGGAATAAAGAGGTTAGAGATTACCTCAAAGATAGTGAGGATGAGCTTTATCACCTGATAAATGGTTCTAATTTCTACCAGGAGGATGTAGAGAGCTATCTCAACCTTGGCTCTGTTGGCACTGATGTCCTGTATTCAGAGGAGGATATAAAGGGTGGGATGAGGTTTGATTCTGTCCCGATAGAGAATATTTGTATTGCTGCAGACGCCCAGGGCCGGGTGAACAAAGCTTATATGGAATACACCTTTGACTGCGAACAAGCTATAGGGAAATTTGGCAACGCTGTAGGACAGAAGGCTAAAGACTGTTATAACAAGAGTGATTTTAATACTAAATTTCGCTACATCTTCTGCGTATTTCCTAGGAACATTTACAACCCTACAAAGAAAGATGCTATCAATATGCCCTATGCGGCCCTATGGATAGATAGAGAAACTAAGACAGTAGTTAGAGAGAAGGGCTACCGGGAGTTTCCATTCCACGGATCCCGATTTGCCAAGTCCAAGCTCTCAGCTTACGGGGCTTCTCCGGAAATGAATGTCTTGCCGGACATTATGATGCTCAACCAGATAGAAAAGACTAACATTCTAGGCGCTCAGATGTCAATACTGCCTCCTCTGGAGATCCCTGATGAGGCATTTCTTAAACCCTACAACTTTAATCCTGGGGGTAAAAACCTCAAAGCCACGGGCTATCCTAATGAACACATTACCCCTGTTAATACCGGGGCCAATGTTCCTCTAGGGATAGATTACATCAAATACAAACAAGAAACTGTCCAGAAGGCTTTCTACAATGATCTATTCATCCTCTTCCAACAGATAGGGAAGATGACAGCCTTCGAGGTCAGTGTCCGCAACAATCAAAGGATGCAGTTGTTAGGTTCAGCTATAGGTAATGTTATGCGTGAGAAACTAAGCCCGGTAATAGAGAGAGGCTATTCCATCCTCGCCCGTAGTGGCAGATTACCTCCCTTACCTCCCTCTCTACGGGGCGAGGACTATGTAATTGAGTATATATCCCCGTTGGCTAGAGCGCAGAAGGCTTTGGAATTACAGAATTTTACACAGGCATTTGACATCATAGCTGGTATGGCTCAGGTTAACCCGGATGTATTGGACAAGATAGATTTTGATGAGGCTGTTGATTATGTTACTAAGCTTACTAACACTACCCCGAAGGTTATCCGGGATGATGCTGAGGTAGATGATATAAGGCAGAACCGGGCTGAAGGCCAGGCACTACTACAGCAGATGGAAATGATGAAACAGGGGACAGAGGCGGTAAAGGTTGGTAGTGAGGCTGACAAGAACCTGGCTACGGCAGAAACTGCGGGAGCTAAATAATGCTTGATTGGATAGATAAAAATAAGAAGCACGATAGAGAGCTGAAGAAGGCAATTAGTGAGAAACAGCAGCTATATCATAGGGTGTTTGATGGTGAAGATGGCCAGGCCGTGCTAGAGGATCTGAAAAGAAGGTGCTTTGTGAAAACAACTACCTACGATCCTGACGCTATGAAGATGGGGATAAATGAAGGCCGGAGAAGTATTTATGTGTATATAACAAATTTAATAGAAATGGAGTTGAAAGAAATGCTGGAGGACTTAACTAGATGAGAGTATATTTAGGCCCCGCTAGGTTTGTAGTTAATGCGAGTTTAGAGAGAATTAATTTCCATACAGCCTGGGTTCGCTTGTTCAATGGGGATTATGTTAAGCGCCACAAGAGGAGAGATTTCGTGGACTTTGATGCGGATAAGAGGGAAGAGTATAGGATAAAACCTATAATTAAGAGAGTCCACTTTTGGAATAGATTGGTTTCACTATTGAAGAGAATCTGGGCAACCCTTGTCCGACCGATCGGGCAACAGGGGTCCAAAGGAGAGATGAAAAATGCCAATTAGTTTAGAAGGATTACCACAGGAAGTTCTAGACAGTATCCCGCAAGAGGCGATGAATGACCCAAGTATGGTCGGCTACAATAACTTCGGAGATCTAATCAAGGGCCACAATGAACACGCTAAGAAGGCTGGTCAAGCCCCGGAGTGGACATCGGGTTTAGATGATGCACAGAAAACCTTGTTACAGACAAAAGGGTGGAAAACACCAGGTGATGTATTCAAGAGCTATTCTGACATCGAGAAATATATGGGCCACGATAAGATTGCGGCCCCCCGGAAGAATGCAGATGGTTCGTATGCAGAAGGGGAATTAGATAGAGTTTTAGCAGCTTTAGGAGTTCCAGCAGATGCAAAGGATTACCAGACTAGCAAAGAGTTTAAGCTGCCTGAAGGATTGAATTTGAGTGCTGAATGGGTGGAAGGGTTTAAGGCAGAGGCTAAGAAGGCCGGAATGCTACCTCATCAATTCGCATTCGTTATGGATAAGCTAGCGAATACCCTTAATACTGGAAAGCAGCAACAGGTAGAAGCTAAGGATAAGGCTAATGCTGATGCTTCTATGTCCCTGAAAGTTAAGTGGGGGGCTGCTTATGAGCAGAATCTAGCATTGGCTAATAAGGTTCTGAACACCTTTGGCGATAAAGCTAAGGGTTCTGAGTTAGCTGCTAAGTATGGCAATGACCCTCTTATCGTAGAAATTCTTGCAAAGATAGGTGAGAATTTAAGCGAAGAGGGGTTAGAGAAGGTAGGAATCTCCGGGAATTTACTTACACCTGATGCCGCTCAAATGGAGATTAATAAGGTTTTAGCGGATACAAAGCATCCTTATGTAGATGCAGGCCATCCAGAACACAATTATTGGGTTAAGAGGATGGAAGAGCTTTATAAGATGACTGGAGCCTAATCACCGCACCCTCGCTGGTGGACAAGGGTAAAATCCCCCACTAGCTAGGAGATTACGACACACGGATAACCTCCTTGCGGAGGCCCGGAAAGTTAAGAGCTTTCAAGGCCCGAAAGGATAACCTGGAGCTGATACATTTTATTGGTTTAACACAAGGAGGTTACAAATGGCGGTTGACAGTATTTTAATCAGACAGTATAGCGATAACATCAAATTACTTGTCCAGCAGAAGTATGTAAAACTCGCACCTACGGTATTCCAGAAACCCGATTGCCAAGGAGAGATGTCATTTCAGGAACAGTTGGCATCTTCCACAGCAAGGGAAAAACTCTCTCGCAACGAAGTAGTCGTTAATGACGATCCCAACTTTGATCGGAGAAAAATAGTCCCTCGTTACTTTTACAAAGCACCTTTGGTAGACAGTATGGATAAAGTCCAGATGGCTAAAGATCCTACCGCTCCTATTGTTATGAACAACGCTGGCGCTTTAGCAAGGGCTCAAGATGAAGTAATCGGAACAGCCTTCTCTGCTCTAGCTTACTATGGCAAAGCCGGGACTTCCTCTATCTCTCTCCCTTCAACACAGATTATCGTGCATAGCTCTGCAGGGATGAATATGGTTAAGATCCGGGAAGCCAAGAAAATCCTCGATGCTAATGAGGTCGAGGAAGATGATAGATACTTAGCTCTAAGCGCCGAGCAAGTCGAAGATCTATTGGCTATCTCCGAAGTTACTAGCGCTGATTACGCCCAGGTTAAAGCATTGGTAAATGGCCAGGTAGGCACACTTTGCGGTTTCTTGTTAAAGCAAAGTGAGAGGCTGGAAAAATCAAGCACCACAAGGTATTGCCACGCTTACCACAAAAATGGAATGGTTCTGGGAAAATGGATAGATATGAAAACATCCATTGACATACTCCCGGCCCGCCATTTCTCAGCTCAGATTTACGCAGGTCAATCTTACGGGGCAACTAGGTTAGAAGAGAAGAGAGTAGTTAGGGTAGAGTGCACAGAATAGTTTGGTTACATAGTTAAAGTAGGCGGGGTGGACACCCTGGAAAATAGAGGAGGTTACAAATGGCTGACGTATATGGCGTAAACAGAACGCTGAAAAGAACGGGGACAGTGAACACTATAGAGCCGGAGATAAACGGTGGGGTAGTTAAGTGGTTATACGAGAGCTACGAAGCTTCTGCCCTAGCTGCTGACTCTACCATAGTGCTTTTCGGGCAGGATTTACCTGCGGAAGCACGCATCGTAGATTGGGTAATAGATCACGATGCCCTTGACTGTCCGGGACTAACTTTTGGAACAAGCGATTCCAAAGCTTCATTGATGGCTGCCGCAGATGCCACTGCTGCTAACAAATTGAATATGACTGACGATGGCGTAGCTGCAGGTTTAGGTGTTGAGATTGTAGCCGGTTCAGGGCAGACTTTGGTTATTCATACCACTGGAGCAACTGCAGCAACTGGAACAATCAAGGTCGCAGTATCTTACGTTACGAAAGGATAGCATCTTAGGTAAATAGAAATTTACAGGAGGAGTAGGAATGCTCTGCTCCTCCTGTTTCTAAAAGGAGAATGCTATGAGTAGTAAAGTGGATATGATTAACGTTGCTCTGGTAGGCCTGAGGGCTGAGCCTATTGCTTTACCGATAGAGGGTAATGAAGTAGGCCGGAAGGTTCTGGTTGTATATGACCCTCTCCTGAGAGCATATCTTCGCTCTCATCCCTGGAGCTTTGCCAAGAAGGAAGCAGCTTTGTCAAGGGTTGATGTTACACCTGAGCTTGATGATTATGACTATGTTTTTACTCTCCCTCCAGATTTTGTAAAGCTGTTAAAGACAGATGTTGAGCCTGATTATAGCCACAAGATAAAAGGTAGGCGCATCTATTCTAACTCAACAACCCTGAGTATTGAATATATCTACTTCAATGAGGATCCTAACAGCTATGATGATTCCTTTGTAGAGGCTTTTGCAGCTAAACTCGCAGCTGAGTTGTGCTACTCAATCACAGGGGATAAGAAATTGGTAGAGATTAAGTGGGCTGAGTTTAAGGTGAAGAATGACCTAGCTAAGTCAGCGAATGGTCAAGAGCAGACTCTTGATGAACCGGTATCTACTACTTATATAAATTCGAGGGTATAAAATGAAGGCTACCCCGATAATAAATAGTTTTACTTCTGGAGAATTATCTCCAAGACTTGCGGGCCGGACAGATGTAACTCAATACTATCAATCAGCGGCAGAGCTTCTGAATATGATAGTCGAGTTTTATGGAGGGGCGAAGAAGGCCCCAGGCACTTACTTCGTAGCCGAGGTAAAAACTTCTTCCCTGGATACCGTAATTAAAAGGTTTGTCTTTTCTGACACTCAGGCCTATACCATTGAAATAGGTAATAATTATATGCGCTTCTTCAGGGATAATGGTTCTATCCTTGAATCAGCTAAAACAATCACCAATATAACTACATCTTCTGCTAGAGCGCTTGTGGCTTGTGTTTCTCACGGGTATTCAGACTTAGACACAATCCTAATCACAGATGTAGTAGGCCGGGATGAGGTCAACGACAAGAGATTTTTGATCGCTGACAAAACAGCTGACGCATATTTTCTTAAAGATATAGATGGTAATTACATAGATCCTACTGATTATGATGC